CCCAGATCGTGAATGGATCTTGTCCCCTCCGTAGCTGAGACCAGGCGATCCGTCGGGATTCCATGACCAAATGTACTTATATCTGGGACGAGTAATTTCAGATCCTAAAGCTTCCAATTCCTGGCGCCAGCCAGGTTGGAGTTCCTCGTCCATATCTAAAGCTATGCAATAGTCTATATCGAGCGGAAGGGCCGCCAAAGCAGCGTTTCTGGCATCATCAAAGCGCCAGGGTTTAATACCGATCCGGATCACGTTTATCCCTAGATTCTGGGCATACTTGACGGTGAGATCCGTCGATCCTGTATCGGCTATAAGAAGGTAATCGGCATCTTTAGCGCTTTTGTACCAGCGCTCAACAAAGCTTGCCTCATTTAATGCAATGGTATAAATAGCAATCTTCATGCATTACGTCCCCATTGAATTTTATCCCAAACTCTTTCATGCCAATAATAAACAGCAACTTTAACTACTGTTTCCCAAAAAGCAATTAAAGAAGCAAGACTTCCCTTATTGGTAATAATATAAACAACAGCCCAAGATGTTATTGTTCCAAATATTCTATAAGTCAATGATTTAATAAATGAACGTGGTTTAGTAACTTTCATATTCCCATTTCCTTACGCTTTTGTGTAGCGGAAATAGCATGTATTTCAGATCCTAAATCTACTTGTTCAATCTTATATCCAACATCACGACCATAAACTATATTGGTTATATTAGGAACCTTTATTACAAAAGGTGGTCTGGCATTTCCAGAAATAATATGTTCAGCCACCTGCTGATACGAGAGCGGATCTTTTTCGCTTGTTCCTTGCGTATCTCTGACCGCAATAACAACTTGTTCTGTGCGTTCATGCGCTTTCTCCAATAATGCATGATGACCTTCATGCCAGGGTTGATAACGACCAAGCATTAAAGTTGTTGGTGCTTTCCAATCATGCAAATTTGATTTGGAAATTATTAAATTTACTTGATTTACAGAATCATATTTTGTAAAATGATAATCAAACTTAGTGGGTATTTCCCAAAGTTTATTAGTATCTTGAAATCTTCCTTCAGCAATAGTATTCATCCATATAAGTATGTCTGGTTTGCCAAAAGCTTTACGAGTTTCAGTAGTAGGACAAATAAAATCTACAACAACAACTGAACCCTGAGCAGATAACATGCGCGCCATTTCTCCTAGACGTCTTGCATGCTCAATTCTATCTTCATTAGAAAAACCAAGATCTGAATTAATCGTTGCTCTTACATAATCTGCATTAAAATGAATTGCGTTTATTCTATCAACCAAACAAGTAGCTAAAGTTGTTTTTCCAGATCCTGGTAATCCTATAATTTGAATAATCATAATAACCCCTTATATTTATTTTGTATAAATAATGAAACATAATCATTTATATCATATTGCTCTTTAGCAATAATTTGTCTTACATTATGTAAATTTGGCAAACCATATACTTCTAAATCTTTATATGATTCTGTAGAAATTATCTTTAATAAATTATGTTCATATAATTCTATATTAAGATAATCATAAATAGAGTCTATAACATTTTTTGTATTGAATACAATTTCATTATATTCAATTAATAAACCAAGTTTATTTAATTTGATATATTTTAATGATTCAATATTGTGTTTAAGTTCATTATCTATAAGCCATTCACAACGTGCATCATTAATACTTTTATTGTGCATATAATTTGTATTTGCAATATTTTTGTCAATATAATTTTTACCAGGATTACTTTCGCATTGACGTATAAAAGAAGCAAGTACTTCTATTAATGATCTATATGGCGCAATAATTTTTATATTTGAATTAACCATTGCGGCCAATTTAATATTATCTGGTGTACCCCAACTACGATTTTTATCTATAATTACTGGTGGATCTATATGCTCATAAAAATTTTGTGGCAATTTAGATAATACATTAGTATAACCAGCATGTAATTGACCAAGTTGATATGTTTCTGATTGCAGCATATTTTTATGAAGCATAGTCATTTGCCATAAAAGATCCGTTTGCGGCGATACATATAAATTTGGGTTTTGATTTAATATACTGCTTAACAACGTCGCGCCGGATCGGGGAAGACCCGCCATAAAAAAAATTGTTTTCATCGGTAAACTTTTTTAGTCCACCATAATTTTTTATATGCTCTTTCAAAAGTTTGTTTAACTAAATCAGTTCCAAAATTAGGTTTTTCCAAAATAATCTCTGAGTTCCACTCATCTCTCTTAATTGGAAACACTTGAGCAATTGGCGTTCCAACAGGAATCTCCCCTTCAAATCCAGCACGCACAACAAAAGGCAATATCAACGCATTTGGTTGTTTGTCTGTATCAACAAAACCTGTGACGGTGTGAAACGGCAAATCGTAGCGGTTCACTGGGTGAACAATTAGGCAACTATATCCAGGCGGTGTTTCTATTTTCCAATTGTTTAACCACCTGAATAGGTCTTTGTTGTGACCGCTTGGCGTAGGAAACCTTGCAGCAACAAGTGGGTTCTGCAAATCCGCTAAATCAAAGCTGGTATTCCAATCAAGTTTGGGTCGTGAAATTCCATCTTGATCAATTATTTGAGAAACGACTACCGTTGCAGGTAGTGTAATCATGTAGCCCGAAGTCATGGCATCCAAAAATGGCTGGCACATTTTGAAAGTCATGTGATACCCAGTATCACCCTGCCTGTTCTTAACAAAATCAAGTAGTTCTCTGCTGCCGCCCCATATTGAGTCGTATTTAGGTGTTTCTTTATACCACTTCGGCGCAAACTGCGATGCTGGTTTAGGACTTGGTTCTATTTCTTTAGTTCTATCGGAAAGCGCAATAAACTTAATTTTTTTCATAGTTCCCCCAAACTTTTTAATTAACTGCAATCAACCCAATTTTCTGGTTCAATCCAAGTTTTTGTTTCTTCATTCCATGTCCAAAGCAATCCAGGTTGTTGTACCGGACAAACCCAAGTTAAAGTGGTTTCATCTAAGATCCAAGAATTAAATGGTTGCTTCGGTACAAATCTATCATTTTTTTGATCATAAGAAAACCCAGAACCAGCAAATCTGCCTCGGAATTTTGAGTTATACGATGTTTGTATCCATCGTCCACCAAATAGATCTACACAGAAATCAATACCTTTTTGCTCAGATTCATTTCCATTTTCATCTAATAATTCATTATTGTGTACAACTATAACTTGTTCAACAACATTGTCAGCGTCAAGTTTAGCAAAGTGTGCCATTAGATTGTCACGCTCCCGCTTCCAGTCCATTTGTAGATTCTATACCCACCAGTATTTGTTATGGTTGGTGAGCCAGTTGTAGATGTTAATGCGCTAAATGTATCTGCGTAGCGAATAATAACAACGCCTGAACCACCAGCATAATCTGTTGCAGTACTGCTTGCTCCAGCACCAGCTCCTTGATTTTGAGCTCCGGCTTGATTATATCCAGCTCCACCTGCACCACCAGATGGTGTTGAAGCACCAGAACTTCTTACTCCGCCTTGTGTGCATTGACCACCTGCTCCACCGCCTGCGTAGTATGTTGAAGTTCCAGTAATTGAAGATTGCGTTCCGTTTCCACCAGCACCTGCATTACCTGCTGACGCCGCATTTGATCCATCTTGTCCAGATGCGCCACCACCACCACCACCACCTGATGTATATTTCCATGGGTTGCTCGATCCAGTAAACCCGTAACCACCGTTAGCACCTTCGCTTGGGCTATAACCACCAGCATTACCTGTTCTTCTTACACCTGTTTCATAGTATCCACCACCAGTACCACCATTAAGACCTTGAGTTCCACCTCCTGTTGCGTTAATACTTGCAAAAGTAGATGTTTCGCCCGTAAGGCTACTGTTGACACTGCCAGCACCTACTGTAACCGTGTATGTTGTTCCAGCGCTAACGGACAAAGTAGATGTTCGCATGCCGCCACCACCACCAGGACCGATACCACTGCCACCACCGCCAGCTACAACCAAATACTCAACAGACGAAGGCAAAACCACCAAGTTGCCCGTAACGGCAGACGCTAGAATCCCAGGTAGCGGCATTAGGAGATGTCACCAATGATTGTGAATGTGTTGCTGGCTGTGCAAATGATTGAGCAAGCCGAGTATCGCGCTCTAAGCTTTGGCGCGGTTGACGTTGCTCCATTTGACGTAATAGTTACACCAGATCCTTGAGCAAAAGTAACTTGACCAGCACCAATTTGCTGAACGTTAACAACATCATTTGCTGAATAAACTGAAGGTGGAACTGTAATTGTAATAGGCGATGCATTACTTGCTGTTACAAGTTTATTAAGATCGCCAGAAACAAGAGTATACGAAGTTCCTGTTTGAGCATTAAATCCACCAATACCGCCACCTGCAGCACCGGTTGATCCTGTTGCACCAGTAGGACCAGTTGGACCTTGTGATCCTGTAGCTCCAGTTGGACCGGTTGGGCCAGTTGAACCTTGAGCTCCAGTAGATCCAGTAGATCCAGTTGCTCCAGTGGGACCAGTAGGACCTGTTGCTCCAGCGGTATAAGCGTACGCAAGTGAAGTCCAAGCAGTTGATCCTGTACCAATTTTGTATTTAGCGGTATCAGTTTCGTATCCGATTTCACCGGCAGCAAGAGTTGGATTATTTGATGTCCAGTTAGCTGCAGTATCGCGGCGATTTTGTAGACGTGATGTCATATTTTTTCCTCTTTACCGTTGATTAGAATGAAACCGTAGCTTCGCCGGCGTCAATTGTATAAGTCCAAGATGCAGTAACTGATGTTCCCGCATCGTAAATAATGCTTGTATTTACTGAAGCTCCAGTAGATCCACCGTCAAGATAATTAACAATGTATGCAAGTCCATCTTGACCAGCTGCTCCGGTTGGACCAGTTGGACCAGTAGATCCTGTTGGTCCAGTGACTGTTGATGCCGCTCCGGTTGGTCCGGTTGGTCCAGTTACGGTCGAAGCTGCACCTGTCGCACCAGTTGGACCGGTTGGACCCGTGACAGTTGACGCCGATCCGGTTGCACCTGTTGGACCAGTTGGACCTTGAGATCCCGTTGATCCGGTTGGACCAGTTGGACCTTCAATTCCTTGAATACCTTGGATACCCTGAATACCTTGTGGACCGGTAGCTCCAACGGCACCGGTCGTACCGGTCGCGCCAGTTGGACCAGTTGGACCAGTAGCTCCCGTTGCTCCGTTTGATCCTGTAGCTCCAGTTGGACCTGTTGCACCATTAGCTCCAGCTGTTCCTGTTGCTCCAGTTGGACCGGTTACACCTTGAATTCCTTGAGCACCGGTTGGACCCGTGACAGTTGACGCAGCTCCAGTTGGACCTGTAGCTCCGGTTGCACCTGTTGGCCCAGTTGGACCTACTCCACCTGATTGTGCAAATGTAATGTTATCGGTACCAATAATAATATAACCATTAGTACCTGTACCGGTATTATTTTGAATCCAGTTAGTAGATCCATTAACTGTTCCATTAACAACAAAAAGATAATCGCCGTATTCAACTTGACCAGCAACCGAGTTGTTAAAATCTGTTGCACGAGTAATAACGTATGGTGTAATAATTGAACCAACGGTTGTTACGTAATAAATACCATTTTGTGTTTGAGTTGTTTGATTCTTAACTAACAAACGATCGTTGACCGCAAGAGTAAAACCATCAATATAAATTGCACCGTTAGATGTTGCAGTAAGTTTTGCGCCAATACCAAATCCGCCACCCGCATCTGCAGTTCCTGCAGTATATGTTGCTGCAAGATTTGCTGTTGTTGCTGAGTGAGCAGATGAATGAGCGTTTGCAGATGAAATTGGACCTGTTGCACCAGTAGCACCAGTAGGTCCAGTTGCACCAGTAGCTCCAGCCGCGCCGGTTGGACCCGTGACGGTACTTGCCGCGCCGGTTGGACCGGTTGGACCTTGAATTCCTTGAGCTCCAGTAGGTCCGGTAACAGTACTTGCTGCACCAGTGGCACCTGTTGGTCCTGTCGATCCTTGAGATCCTGTTGATCCTGTTGGACCGGTTGGACCTTGAATTCCTTGGATACCTTGGATACCTTGAATACCTTGTGGACCGGTTGGACCTTGTGAACCTGTATTACCTGTAGATCCGGTTGGACCAGTTGGACCAATAGAACCTGTTGCGCCAGTTGGACCAGTAACAGTTGATGCTGCTCCAGTTGGACCAGTAACACCCTGTGATCCTGTTGGGCCCGTTGAGCCTGTTGGACCCGTATAACCTTGAATTCCTTGAATACCTTGAGCTCCAGTTGGACCGGTAACACCTTGAGCTCCGGTTGGACCTGTTGGACCTGTATAACCTTGAATTCCTTGAGCGCCAGTTGGACCGGTTGGACCGGTAACAAGCTGAATATTTGCAATAGCTGTATCTACATCATTGAGACGAGCTTTTACGGAAGCTTTAGATCCTTTTGGATTAGTTCCAAGTTCAGTTTCAATAGCTTCAATTGCATCATTTGCGTTTGCATGCTGTGAAGCGTGAGGAACTGTAGCTGAATCAAGATAATCCGTAGCGGTTGGATTAGAAAAATTATCTACTCCATCAGGATAATTTGTGCTCACGTATTCTCCTCGAATTTAGGGCATCAGATTAGTCGCCAGGGGGTAACGACTAATCTGATGCTTTACTATCAATAGCAGCATCACGAAATATTTTGTGGTGCCTCTGATCTAACCAAAAAGTCTTATTATGCGCGCATATTGCACCAGTATGTGCGTGGATTGGTATTCCTAGCGATCCAAGACGCTTACTAAAAAGTAAATCTTCACCAAACCATCGACCGCCAATAGCACCATCAACAAACCAAGCCCAGTCTTTACCCTGGTTTTCAGTTGCTTTGGCTTGTAACTCTAGTAAAACGGATCGGTGGATCAATAAACAGCCAGTTCCGGCGGCATCGATCTTAATTACCTCATTTATTGGATAATCATCAATAGCTTGCAAACCAGATCCGGGAAGATCACGATAAATGGTAGGTACAGGGCGTAAAGATACATCATCGTCAAAGAAAGCTGCAAAAACTAACGCAGAAATCACCGGGCGATCCTTTTCGTGAGCTGCAGAAACTAGTTTATCCCAAGTTTCTAACTCTAAACGCTCGTCAGAGTCCATCATCAGCAACCAAGCCGCGTCAGATTGCTCTAAAAAGTTCTTTACAAGCAAATTTCTAGATCTTGTAAGCAAACCAATGTTAGAAACTTGTATAAAACAGTCAAATCTTTCAGTTCTTTTGCCTCTAATTTGCAGTAAATCAACCACTAAATTAGCGTTTATAGATCCATCGTTGACCATTCCAACGGCAATTTTATCTTTATTTTTCATCGAGTTTCAACCTCCGGAAGGAGTGCCGTAGTCTCGATAATGCCTAATTCATGCTCTTTAATCAGTGCTTCTAGCGCATCTAATCCCTTTTTTTGAACTAAATCGCGAGCTGTAACTAAAGCTTCTAAAAATATTGATTGCATAATTTCCCCTTAAACGTTGCGCTTGTGGCGCTGATCCTATCCGAAGACAGAATCAGCGCCAAAGCTAGACTAATTAGTAGCCTGAAGGTGCAACAGTACCTGTACCTGTAATTGCAGATACAGACTTGTTGAAGCGGTGTGCAAGAGCTGTGTATCCGTAAACCTGGAAACGAACAGTCAAGTTCGCCGAAAGGATGTCTGGAAGTACGCGTGTCTTAACGCCTGATTCGAACAAGTAACTGTCTGAGAACTTACCAACCAAGATTGGAGATTGGTTTGTTGCAGCGCCGTAGTTCTTTGGAAGTGTAGCATCAACGTAAACCTTTACGCCGTGCATTGTTCCAACAAGACCCTTTGAAGCTCCTGGAGCATCAAGAACGCCGTTAGCGTTGAATGGACCTGCTGCAACTGGTACAACAAGTGGACGTGATTGTGAGTCAACTTGTGACATAAACCAGTACAATGTTGATGGGTGCATAACAATTGCTTCAACGTCCTGGTAACGGTTTGTAACAACCTTAGAAATTGCCTTAGCCATAGCAGTCAAACCGCCTGTAGCTGTTGGTGTTGTTTCTGTCCAAGTTGTTGGGATACCGTTTGTTGTGTCGGCGCCAAGAGTAATCAAGCCCTTAAGTGTGCCTGATGTTCCATCGCCAGCACCAACAACAGCAGTGTTAAGCTGAAGTGCGTAATCCTTCATAAGATCGCCGAAGATCATACGATCAAGTCCACCAGAAAGTGGTGACTGCTCAACGAGCTGGATCGATACGTTCTCGTAACCTGAGATGGTACGAACTGGAGCTGTAACTGTTGAAGTTACAAGGTCGCGAGTTGTTGTCGCTGCGTTATCAGATGACTGGAATGCTGAAAGCGTACCAGTTGAGATCTGAGGAATATTGATCGAGTCTGTTCCAGCAGGAAGTGCCATGCCAGTAAGAAGATCAGCTGTTACGCGAGCTGCACGAGCAAACTCTGCGTATTCGTTTGTAAGGTAAATAGGTGGAACAAAATCTCCACCAGTTCCGTCCGTACGGTTGATGTCGCGAGTTTCAACTGCAACTTCAGCCTGGTGACGGTGCAAACGTGACCAAGAATCTGAATCGTTGCGAAGTGTCGCATTGATCATGTCCTTAACGAATGAGTTACGTCCATCACGATCGTATGTCATTGCTTCACGTGTGATTGTTGCAGATCCTGCAAAAGGCTTCACATTTGATTCCTTGCGTGATTCTGCAAGTTCAGCTGTGCGCTTTTCATTTGCTGCTGCTGTTGCGATGCGCTCGTCAAG